GCTTGATGCCTTTTTTTTTGTGAGCCCCAAGCGACAAGCGGCTGCGACATTTTGTCGCATGACAATTTGTACAGTTGACTCAAACATCAGGAACCCTGCGACATTTTGGATAGGATATTTTTGAAATTAAATATGCATAATTATAAAAAACAACAAAAGGTAGAAAGTTATGAATATAAAAGAAGCATTAAAAATTACAGATAGCTTTACTCGAACGAGTAAAATGCCTGGCCTATCTTACAGCCTGCCCGCGTGGGAATGTAAAACAGGATGGAAATTAGCTCAAGTACCAGGGACGCCCTGCTTCAGCTGTTACGCTAAAAAAGGAAATTACACGCGTTACCCTGCAATCAAAAAAGCTCAATATAGAAGATTGAAAGCAATTGATCACCCGCTATGGGTCGAAGCAATGGCCACAAAAATAAAAAACCAAAAATGGTTCAGGTGGCATGATGCAGGCGATGTTCAATCAAAAGAGCATATGGAAAAAATTTTGAAAGTTTGCAGGTTGACACCAAATACTAAACACTGGTTACCAACTCAGGAAAGACAATTTTTACCAGATCCAAAAGACGTTCCCGAAAATTTGGTTATACGTTTATCTAGATCAAAAATTGACGGGTCACCTTCTAGCGCCTGGTCTCATGAAAGTGGCGTCACTACTACAGAGAATAGAACTTGCCCCGCGCCTGATCAAAAGGGTCAATGTTTAGATTGTAGAAAATGCTGGGACAAAAGAGTTCAAACGGTAGTTTATGGCAAGCATTAGAAGTAAACATAATAATTTATTAAACTATTTTTTGTATGATGAGAAATTACTTTCAAAAGCATATGTTAGAAAGTGCAAAAAATTTTTAAATAATTTAAATCAAAAATGCCCTGAGGCGCCTAAAGGTTGCGCGCCTCATAGCTACGCAACACCAGGATATTATAGAAAATGACAGACAAAGTTAATTTATATATTTACAGAGTAAACAACGGATCCAAACGAATTAAGAAAATTAAATTGAGTAAATTCATCAAGGGTGTAAACCAGGAATTATTTACTAAAAAATTTTTTGTAAATCGTAAAGAAGCAGAAGAGGACATAAAGAAAAATGGCTCATGAATTTAAACATCCTAAATACTACCAGGAGTTGAAAAAGAAATTAAAAAATCTGGGAGAGAAAGAGAAGGACGATGAAGCGTCAAGCGTCAAGCCACAAGCGTCAAGCAACAAGCGACCCGAGACTGAGCAAGACAGCGATCAGGATTCATGAATCCTGGGCAGTGAAGAATGGGTACCAAGCGGCAAGCAGCTGCGACATTTTGTCGCAGGACAATTTGCCTGTTTACAAAGCGTCAAGCATCAAGCAACAAGCGTGATAACCAACGGCCCTGGGTTCCAGGGCCAGGCCACAAGCAACAAGCTCCCGGATTCTTTTTCCTTCATAAAGTTTTGGAAGCCTAAGAGAGGCATCCAAAACTAGGATAAATGTATTCTCAGGATGTTTAATATGGAAGGCTATTTGGTGTGGAGAAAATGTTACTTTGTTTGTCTTTGTAACTTTTAATTCTAGAGTGAAAAAGTGCCCAGAATTATTATAGACCAATAGATCAGGAGTACCGGGAACACTAATATTCTCAAGTCTAATGAGCGAAAAATCTTTAAAATATTTTTTAATTTGTGCATAGAATTTGGTTTCAGGTTTCAAGTTAACAGGCTAACCTATTTTCTTTAAAACTTTACCCATATTCCATGTCTCGGCTTTAACTGTAAATACTAGTCTGTGTGACTCTCGAACTCCCAATAATTTATTTTCTAATAATTGTAAAGAGGTAATGTCATAATATTTGCCATCCGGCAAACATACTTGAACTCTTGCTTCACCTGCAACAGGTGACTTCAACATCTTATCTAAAACTTGTCTTAATAATTTTCCATTCATAACTTTTTTATGGCGCCCCAGTATCAATTGAGGGAGTAAGACTCAACTTCGTAAGCCGAACGCCATATTTTATAAATCAACCATTGTTAGGAAGAACCAGAATACTTGTGTTAAATATTAATTTACCCTAACAACAGTTGATATAATATGATTGTTATGCTAAAAGTCAATACAAGATAAATTATGTCGCAAAAAGAAAAAGGAAGAAAATGGGATGGTAAATCAAGAGTATCAAATGATTTATACCGTAAAAATTTTAACGAAATATTTGGAGTAAAAGAGAAATCTGTATCTGAATTACTACAAGAAGGATTTGAAGAGGAGCAAAATGGGACTACCGAAGAAACTAACGGAACAACAAATTAAGTTTGCTAATTTATTAATTGCAGAAGAAGGTCGAAAGACAGCTACTCAATGTGCAATAGAGGCAGGTTATGCAAAAGATTCAGCAAGGCAGGCTGCAAGTAAATTACAAAATCCAAAATTATATCCACTTGTGGTTCAATACATAGGAGAGTTAAGAGCTGAATGGCAGAAAAAATTTGAAGTTACTTTTGGATCTCATATTACAGAGTTAGCCAAACTTAGGGATGAAGCTAGAGATAAAAAAGCTTGGTCGGCTGCAGTTAATGCTGAAGTCGCGAGAGGGAAAGCGGCTGGTCTATATATAGAACAAAAGATAATCCGTACTGGTAAGCTAGAAGACCTAACGACAGAAGAATTAGAGTCAAGGATGAAACAAATAATTGACGATTACTCACCAATCCTAGATGGTGTAGCAGTTGAAGACTTAAAAGAGAAAGTAAAAGAAGAAACGAAACTATATACAGATAAAAATCTAAAAGAAACAGATTCATTAAATTAATACCTTCTCAATTTTTTTAACACAGCCAATTGGAAATACATTTCTGCCACTAAATACTTCATCATCAACATCATAAGTAGAAAATGTTTTTAATTCTCTTTTGTTTTTAGAATATACAAATCCATAAGTGATCAATGTTGAATAATCCATTTTATCAAACTGATCAGGTGCAGCGTGATCTTCTTCACCTGTGATATCAATCCATGTAATTTTACATAAATAATATTTCTTTTTCTTAATTTTACATATGATTGGCTTCTTCATAATCTCTATATGCTATTTTTTTATGATTTAGTAAAACTAAAACTTCACAAAACCCCTTCTAAATTGGGTTTTTAGAACATAAAAAACCATTGATATATCTATGTTTTTTAAAAGTGTATGTTCTAAAAGTGTTGATATACTTATGTTCTGGATGTTCTGAGTGTTTTTCTTCAATTTATGTAATAATATCAATAGTTTGTTCCAATGTTCCAATGTTCCAGTGTTTGAAAAAATAAAAAAAATTTTTTTATAAAACCCTAAAAATATCCTTATATATGGAACATGACCCCTGAAGCCGGATGCCTGAACCATGACGCCTTTATTTAGACACTTTCTTGCCATAATATTCATCCACTCTTCTTAGCCATTGCCACACGTACCGGTTGAACTCTTGTCCTTCAACCACAAATCGTTGAAAATAGTTATCCTTAGTACACATTAAAACAACGCCTTTGTTAATTTTAGTACCATATATAGTGTTATGGGCCATGGCATATGCTACAAGTTGTGTGAAATAATCTTCAACATATTCACGTCTTTTAGGTTTATTAGATTGTTTAAAGTCTACAATAGCCTCTTGACCTTCATAAACACCTACTAAATCAGTGGCTCCTGCATACAATTCAGGATAGTACAAAGCCACCTCAGACCCCCATATTTCGTCCATACAGCCCTCTAGGCCCTCATTATAGATAGTTTGGGCCATTACCCCTGCTTGCTTACCTAAATCGCTTAAATCGGCATGTCTTTGGCCCAGTAAATAGGACTCTATGATATGGTGCATGATGCTACCCCTGTTCGCAGCAGTATTTTTTATCTGTTCAGCAACGGCCTCACCTTTTTCTCTCTTCCATTTTTCTAAGCTAGCTCTCTTCTCAGCGCTTTGTGTAGCAGATAATATAGTTGTAACACTAGGTAATTTTTCGTCATTAATTACATAGTGACGTTGGCCTTCAATTGCTTCTCTTATAGTCTTTGGGTATTCAAATTTTTTATTCCACTTTATCATTTTGCTCCATTCTGGTTTTAATTAATTCATCAACTTCTTTGTCATACTTTCTAACATTTTGTAGAATAGTAATAAATTTATCAGCCATATCTTTATAACTAATCGCTGAACCTTTTGCTTGATTAGACCAACCAATGACAGCAGAAAAATTATCTACAGTGTTATTAGTTCGATCTCCATCAACGTGATCTGCATGACAGGTTCCACTCTTAACACTAATTATTTCATTTGTTAATTTACAACGTGTGTAAGGAGTCATGATTGGTTTACCATTATCATATTTTAAAGGTTCTCCTGTCCATTGATTAACCGCTTGAAAAACATCTTTTTCATTTTTCATTCCAGGCCATAACTTATTTAATAAATCAAATATTTTTGTTTTTGCTTTTAGTTCCATAATACCCTCTCTGTATTTACCCTTTCTATTTCTTCCATATAGATAACTTCTAAAACATTTTCTAAGTAATCTATTGTGATTTAATTTTTGTCCTAAGCTTGGTTTACCAGGATAGTAACAAAATCTATGTAGTTTTGGAAAAGTTTTTCTACATAATTTTTTTTGTATAATCGATTTAGTATCTGCACCTAAGTAATATGCAACTGTAGACTTAGAACATTTAACTATGTCAGCTATATGTGTATACGCTAACATAGGCATTGAAGCTTTTACATGAAAAATTTTTTCTTTCAGTGATCTTTTAATAGATTGATTATTTCTCATTATAACTTTCTACAACTTCAAACTTTCCATTACGCCAGACAATAGCTCTATTAGTATTTTTTATAACACCATATTGCCAGGCCATTGCTTCAATAGTTCTACCTCTCTTCATTTTTCTTTTTGGTCTAAGACCATTCCAAACAAAATTATCACCAAAACTTTCTAACTTTTTTGATGCATTTTTATTTAAACTTATTTGCTTATATCTTTCTGCATACATCTTTCTAAACGGATCAGCCATTATTTTTTCTCCAATAAACATTTATTATCACCCATCTCAACTGTCTTAAAACCAAAGAAAGTTAAAGCATGTGCAATGGTACTCATTTGATATTTTCTATGATCATCAAACACAAAACGTGTATGTGGTGCACATCTATTTGCAAACCAGATTGATTCAGTTATCACATCTTTAGTCATGTGTGGTCCATCAAAATGCACAAAAGCAAATTTAGAATCTTTGTGTTTTGATATGTTCATAAAATCTTCATCAGTCATATTACACAAAGTAAATCTACCTTGTTGTCGATATGACATCATATCTTTTAACAACGTATCTCGCATCTCATCAGTATAATCTGCAGTGTATGCAGGACTATCGTCATAGTGTTGATATTTTAAATTGGCGTAAGGATCGACACCCACATGAATATAGTTATTAAGAACACCATCCATAATAATTTTGCTTCCCAGTCCTTCTCGAACACCGATCTCACAAGTCTTATAACCCTGACAATCAAAGTCTTTAGACCACTTCTC